GAGAAATCTCAAAGCAGTTCTTTTCCTTTTACAGATGTACACAACAGTATCCTATCGTAGACCATCACCCATGGGCGTGAGAAAAGCCCTTAGAAGCATACGTTCGCAACCTGCGAAAATGCTTCGAATTAGGAATCGTATTTATCCCGCTTTAAAGTCTCTGAGACTTTTAAAGCAATTGGAAGTATCAGAACCGATTCCTCTTCTCCAGGTTCTTCCTGGAAAGAAGACTTCGGCTGAGAAACTCCCTTGGGATATCTATTATTCCTTTAAAGGGCATTTTGCTAAGAAGTTTCGACCTCTTATGCAAAAGGCGGTTGGTTTCTCTGTTGATATAGATTATGATCCTCTATATGATCCTATATTGGATCTAAATGAGGTTCATGATCTTATATACTCCGTACGTTATGTTGACCACTTGCCTGGAGACAGGCTTGTTGGCTACATTCACGTGACGGAAAACCCAGGATTGAAAGAACGGTATTTTGCCGCTCCCAATCTTGTGTTTCAGAGAGCTTTGGACCCACTTAAGTGGGCTTTAGCAGATGTTTGCAAGAAACTGCCATGGGATTGTACCCATGATCAGCGAAAAGCTGATGAAATAGTTTCCGAACATCTAACCAACGGTTCTACAGTGTTTTCCTTTGACTTAACTTCTGCTACAGACCACTTTCCGTGGCATTGGCAGAAGCATGTTCTGTTTGGGTTGATAAAACCCAAATATCAGAGCATTCAGTCTAGGGATTTCTTCTGTGAACTTATAGAGAAAGGGCACTGGGCTATGGAAACTGGTAATCAAGTGATTGCCAATATCCAATGGTCTAAAGGGCAACCTTTGGGCCTTGGTCCCAGCTTCTTTCTCTTCGCCATTTCTCACGGTCTTCTCCTCTATATCCTTAATGATATGAGATGGGACAAGAAATTCTTTGTCCTAGGTGACGATGTTGTCATCTTAGACAAAACTCTTGCCCAGAGATACAAGGAGGTCTTGGACAAATGGGAAATACCCATTTCTGCCAAGAAATCCTTTGCCTCCAAAAAGGTTGCCCAGTTTGCTGGGAAAACCTTCTTGAAGAATCTTTCTTTTTGGATTCCTAAATGGAACCCATTTACGAAAGATAATCTTCTTGATATGGAGGCCTGGTGGTATCCCGGTCTCACTAAGGGTATGAAAGACTATCCATTGATTCAGAAAGTGCTTGCACTTCCTGAACCTTATGGAATCGGGAGAAATCCCGAAGGTCTTTCTATTGAGGAAAGACTACCATTCGAGCTTATGCAAGCTATTGTCTCTAGGGACATGGATAGAGAGTTGAGGGCTCGCCCCAGCTCTACTACCATAGATCGTCACAAGCTAACTGTAGCTTGCGGTGATCTTGATGAGGATCTTCTTTACGATCTGGTTTCCAGATTGTATGAAAATCCAGATATCAGTCCCAATGTCGACCCGACCAGGGTCGTACTAATATGGGACCAGTACCTTGCAAAATTGCTTGATGGTACTGAAACCCCGGGTTACCCATCCCAGAGATTGAGATGGTCTGACCCGTACAGCCTTGGACGCCTTCAGTCATGGAGGCGGCTCTTCACGGCATAGCCATGAGGAATCTCGCCCTAAAGGCGAC